ACATGGATGAAAATGGCGAGAAAACGGGCATTGAGCGGCCATATATCTTCACGGTCGAGCAGCACAGCCAGAAAGTGTTGGGTATCTACCGGAATTGGCAGGAAGACAGCGCCGCGAAGCTTAAAAACGAGTTTTTCACCCATTACAAGCTCCTGCCGGGGCTTGGTTTCTACGGAATTGGCTTCGTTCACCTTCTTGGTGGGCTTTCCAAGGGCGCTACGAGTATTTTGCGGCAGTTGATCGACGCCGGGACGTTGGCAAATCTACCCGCAGGCCTGAAATCACGGGGTTTGAGGATAAAAGGCGACAATTCGCCTCTGCGCCCCGGTGAAATGCGCGATGTCGACGTGCCGGGGGGCGCAATCAAGGACAATATTACGTTTATACCGTTCAAAGAGCCGTCTAATGTCCTTTATCAGTTGCTGGGCTTTCTCGTTGGAGAGGGCAAGGCACTGGCATCAATTACCGACCTTAAAATCTCTGACATGAACGGTCAGGCACCGGTTGGCACCACACTCGCTCTCCTTGAGCGTGGAATGAAAGTGATGAGCGGCATTCAGTCGCGCATCCACGCTGCGATGAAGCTGGAGTTGAAGCTGCTTTCGGGGCTGATCAGGGATCACGCGCCCGAGGAGTACGAATATGATGTCAAGGACGGGGAAACACGCGCCAAAGACTACGATGGGCGGGTGGATATCATCCCGGTGTCCAATCCGAATGCGTCCACGATGGCGCACCGCATTATGCGCCATCAGGCAGTCCACCAGTTGGCCCAGTCGGCTCCTCACATTTATGACCAGAAAGAGCTTCATCGGGGCATGATCGAAGCCTTGGGTATGGAGAACCCCGAGAAATTGATCCCACTCGACGACGAGATGAAGCCGATGGACCCGGTGGCCGAGAACATGGCTATCATGACCGGCAAGCCGGTCAAGGCGCATCTGTATCAAGACCACAAGAGCCACATCCGGGTACATGTGGCAGCAGCGGAAGACCCCAAGATCATCGAAGCCATCGGTAAATCGCCAGCCGCCAAGGTAATCATGGCAGCGGCAGCGGCGCATATTCAGGAACATGTGGCGTTTGCGTACCGTCGGTCGATTGAGAAGGAACTGGGCGTACCCATGCCCGAGTTTGACAAGGACTTACCAGCCGAGACTGAGGTACACCTGTCCAGTCTGGTGGCTGACGCCGCTGATAAGCTGCTCAAGCGCGACCTAGCCGAGGCACAGGCCCAGAAAAATGCCGAGGCTGAGAAAGACCCGATCCTTCAAATCCAGAAACAGGATGCCAAAACCAAGGCCGATGAGGTTGAGCGCAAGGGTGTGGCTGACAAACTTCGCGCCATGTTGGGTCGCGAACAGATCGCGTCCAAGGAGAAGATCGAAGAGACTAAGATTGTCGTCGATGTTCAGCAGGACTCGCTAGATAAGCAGATCGAACTCAAGCGGCTTGAGATTGATTTGGCACGTATCCAGTCCGTCGAACGACAGTCCGGGGCACGGCTTGGCGTCGATGCGGAGCTTGGGCTGGCTGACGATGAGATTGAACGGGAACGCATCCAGTCGCAGGAAATGCAGGCTACTGTCCGTGAGGCGGTCAATCTTCAGCGTAACGAGAGCGCTGATGAAAGGGAAAGTGAGCGCCTTGAGAATGAACGCATGCGTGATACCCTGAACACGGCACAGAAGTTTATGAGCGTGGTTCAGGGTGAAAACCGGGACGATCAGGGTGAAAACTGGGACGATCAGGGTGAAAACCGGGACGATCAGGATGATGGCGGGGATAAATAATTCTTGATGAGAGGTTGAATATTGGCTAGTAATATTTTAGAAAGCATTCGTGACCGTCTTCGCCGAGAGATGAATGATGTAGTTGATGATGTTGGAACAGGTGGGGCCTTGTCGGAAGAAAGTGCCGACCTTATTGCTGTGAAGTACGCCAAACAGGTTGGTGTACTTGAAGGTCTTGCCAGAGCCGAGCGTACTATCATTGATTGCGTTGAAGAGGCCGAGAAGCGGGAAACAGAAGATACATGAGCAAAACTGCCGCAATACGAGAAGTACCCAAACTGGTTGATAATTCAGAGACGCTCTTTGAGGAGCGCGAGCAGGAGATCGCTTCGCAGCTTCCTGTCCCGCAAGGATGGCGCATCCTGATTGCGATGCCCGAAGTTGAGGAAAAGACGACCGGAGGTATCATCAAGGCAGATGTCACCAAACACATTGAGCAGACATCCACTGTTCTAGGTCTTGTCTTGAAGATGGGATCAGAGTGCTATTCCGATAAAGAGCGTTTTGGCGATACACCTTGGTGTAAGGAAGGTGATTTTGTTCTTTTGGGCGCGTACAAGGGGGTCCGGTTCCATATTCATGGCAAGGAATTCCGCATCATCAACGACGACACGGTGCAGGCCGTTGTCGCTGACCCGCGCGGCTACACGAGGGCGTAATGGCTGAAGCAGAAATTAAACAGCAGTTTGAAGAACCCTCTTCACTCCCCGATCCGGGGGATGACGAAGAAGCGGTTGAAATTGAAATCCTAGATGACACTCCTACCGAGGATATCCGGCAGGCCAGACCCGCCGCTGATAGAATCAATGTCGACAGCGACGAGTTCGAACAGGAAATTCGGACCTACTCGGAGAATGCCCAAAAGCGCATCAAAGCAGTTAAATTCGAGTTTCACGAGGAGCGCCGCGCCAAAGAGAGCGCCCAGAGACAGGCTGAAGAAGCCACCCGTTTCGCTCAACAGGCTCATTCTGACAATACTGCGCTCAAGGCGAGTCTTGATAATTCCAACACAGTACTGATTGAGCAATATGGAGCGCGCTCCGACGCCGAGTTGGAAACCGCACGCGGTGACTTCAAGGAAGCTTATGAAGCCGGTGATACTGACAAACTTCTGGAAGCACAGGAAAAACTCTCTACGCTTCACGCCGAGCGGGTTAGCACGGCACTGCGCCAGCCCCGCGCTGCCCCGCCGCCGGTAGCCGCCCAGTCAAATGGTGCCCAGCCCGATGCCGTGCCTATTACGAGGACACCGCCGGATGCACGGGGTACACAGTGGATGCGGGACAATTCGTGGTATCAATCTCAGGGCAATGAGGATATGACGGGTTATGCCGTCGGCCTGCACCAGAAGCTTATTGAAGCGGGTTATGATCCGCGTGTCGATGAAGAGTATTATACCAAGATTGATGAGGGAGTACGCGCCGTATTTCCTGATCGCTTCTCTGGAGGGGACCAAGGTGGTAACGGGGTTGATGAGACCCCCGCTGCGACCCCGAGGGGAAGAAAACCACCAGTTGGTGGGCCGTCACGGGGCGGTAAACCCCCGCGCAAAGTGCAGCTATCCGCCACTCAGGTCGCCCTCGCGAAGCGCCTTGGGTTAACGAACGCTCAATATGCCTCTCAAGTAGCGAAGGAACAATTGACCGATGCCTAAAGAGCCGCGCACCGCGCCGAAAGCGCGAGAGAATGAGACACGCGAGACAGAAGACCGGATGACTCAGTATAGGCCACCGGCCAATCTGCCCGATCCAACACCGCAAGAAGGTTATGTCTTTCGGTGGGTACGTACAGACATTCTGGGTGAACAAGATAACCGGAATGTGTCGATGCGCTATCGTGAGGGTTGGGAGCCTTGTTTAGCGGAAGATCATCCCGAGTTGATGATCATGTCCGACCTTGACAGCAAGTTTGAAGGTAACATCGTCATTGGTGGCCTGATGCTGTGTAAATGCACAACCGAGCTTATGGCAAGCCGGGATAAATTTTACGCAGACAAGGCCGCAGAACAAGCTACGAGCGTGGATCAGAACTTCATGCGCGAGAACGATCCAAGGATGCCGCTTCTGGAAACAGAACGTCAGTCCACGGTGACTTTTGGTGCTGGTCGTCGTCGCTAATGAGGGTGACGACGTTGGCCTTAACTTTGCAAAGGAGCATGTAAGATGGCAACAAGTGCTGCCCCTTACGGATTTGTTCCGGTAAATCGGCTTGGCGGGTATGAAGGTGGTTCTTTCCGTCAACTTAAAATGACGAACTCTTATGGCACCTCCATTTTCTTTGGAGATGTCGCGGAGCTTGTCGCTGCCGGGACTATTGAGATCGATACGGTGGCAACCTCGTCTCGTCCCATCGGGATTTTTCAGGGTTGTAGCTACACCGATCCCAATCTGAAGTACAAGTTGTTCTCCCAGATGTGGACGGCGTCCACGACTGCTACGGACATCTTGGCTTATGTCGCAGACGATCCTCGTCAGGTTTTCCAAGCGCAGGGTGATGAAGCCATCGCCCAGACCGGGCTTGGTAACAACTGCGATATCATTACTTATGCAGCGGGCAATACCAATATTGGTAAGTCAATCTTGGCACTCGACGCCGGGAACATTGCGACTACCGGGTCTCTCCCGTGGCGTATCATCGATTTTGTTGATGGACCGTTTAGTAGCGTAGGCGATACCTACACCGACGTTCTGGTGGTGTGGAATGCCGACATCCATCAATACGATCTCGCTCTTGGCACATAAGGAGGAATTGAGACATGGCTGCTATTTCAAGAGCACAATTGCTCAAGGAACTCCTGCCGGGTTTGAACGCCCTGTTTGGCCTTGAGTACGACAAGTATACGGACGAGCACACGGAGATTTACGACGAAGAAAGCTCCGAGCGGTCGTTCGAAGAAGAGACGAAGCTCAGTGGCTTCGGCGCAGCGCCTGTGAAGAAGGAAGGCGGGGTGTTGTCATATGACACCGCGCAGGAAAGCTTCTCGCAGCGGTACGACCATGAGACAATCGCGATGGGTTTTTCTATCACCGAAGAGGCGATGGAAGACAACCTGTACGACAGTCTCTCGTCCCGTTACACGAAGGCTCTCGCCCGTGCCATGAACTACACCAAGCAAGTCAAAGCGATGGTGCCGTTCAACGAGGGCTTCACTGCAACGACAGGCTATCTGTCGGGTGATGGAGATCAGTTGTTCTCGACTTCGCATAGCATTGTGTCGGGTGCGAACCTCTCCAACCGCCCATCGACAGCGGTCGATCTGAATGAGACATCCCTTGAGGATGCCGCCATCCAGATTTCCAACTGGACCGATGAACGTGGTCTTTTGGTAGCCGGTATGCCTGTCAAGTTGATCATTCCGACCAACTTGCAGTTCGTTGCTACTCGGTTACTGAAGTCTGAATATCGTGTTGGTGTGGCTGATAATGATATCAGTGCCATTAACCACAACGGCACGGTTCGTGATGGTTACACCATTAACCATTACCTCACGGACACGAACGCGTGGTTCTTGAAGACAGATGTGCCGAACGGGTTGAAGTACTTCAACCGTGTGCCGATCAGCACAGCGATGGATGGTGACTTCGACAGCGGTAACGTGCGGTATAAAAGCCGTGAACGGTACAGCTTCGGTGTCTCCGACTATCTCGGTTGCTACGGTAGCCCCGGTTCTTCTTAAATTTCCGGGTGTGACGTGGGAAAGGGGTGCCAGACGGCACCCCTTTTCTTGTGATTAGTACAATATTTGCCGGACAATATTTGTATTCCCACGCTGGTTTAGATAGGGTATCCTCTGATTCGCATTTGAATGTGGCTGGCCTCCCGTCAGTCATGGTTTTGGAAAGGACTGTTCAATGCCCACACATTTTACTAATGGCGTCTCTAATGTTACTCCCGGTAATCCTCTCTATCAGTTCGGGATGCTGGACCCCACGAAGTGGCACGTCTTCTTTGACGACTTCGATACCACCCCCATTGCAGCACAGTGGACACTGACCGCTACATCAGGCGGTAGTGGCACTTCGGCTATTACGGTTCCTGACGCAGATGATGGACTGGCTCGTATTACCACAGCCGCCGACGAAAACGATGGCATCTTCGCTGAGTGGATCAGCGAAACCTTCCTTTTGGAATCCGGCAAGAAAACCTTCATGAAGACTCGTTTTCTGGTTGGTGACGCCGCGCAGTCAGACCTGATCATCGGTCTCCACTCCACGGATACCACTCCTCTTGATGCCACGATGCGTTTTGCCTTTATTTCTGAGGATGGCTCCGCAAGTGTGTTTTTCAACAGTGACAACAACACCACAGACAGCGATAGTTCGTCTTTGGCTACGTTGGCAGATGACACGTTCGTCACTTTGGCGGTCTACTACGATGGAATTACTTCCATCGAAGCCTACAAAAATGATGCACTGGTCACCACCATGACCGGTATCACTATTCCCGGCGCAGAGATGGCGGTTGGCTTCGGGTATCTGAATGGTGCAGCCGGTGCGGAAACTGCGGACGTGGATTACATCTTTGTGGCTAAAGAGCGTTAATCATGCATACCAACTTGATAAAGGTTGGGGATAAATGGGCCGTCGAGGTGATCGGCGGTCCAGATGAGGAAAATATGGTGAAGACCTTCAGTGGTCGGGAACACGCGACCAACTGGATTAGAATGGTGGGCAACGGTCAATCTGAAGCCCCGGTTCTGAAAAAGAAAGGCGCAACTAAGAAGGCTGCACCCAAAAAGGTCAAGAAGGTCCAAACCACGAAAAAATAACTCTTATCCACATATGAAGAGGATATAAAGATGAGCCTACCCAAGGTCATCACTCTTACCCCATCCGCGCTAGATAGAAATGGTATCTCTACGACAGAGACGCTACTGGCTACCCGGTTGGATTATTTGATAAACGGCGCACTCTCTGCTGGATATGACCGAAACGGCATCTGCGCGGCTCAGACCACATCGGGAGCCACGGCATTAACTCTTAATGGTGCGTTAGGTACGGATTTCCGGGATCGTCGCGGAGTGTATATCCTAATCTTCGCAGCGTCTGCCGATAACACAGGTGTAGATTTTACGGTTGTTGGAGATGATATCAACGGCAACCGGATCACCGAAACGATTACCGGACCAGATAGTGGCCTGATCGTCCTTGGATCGACCAAGTTTTATCATGTGACCTCCATAACGCCTGATGGTGCAATTGATGGT